TCTGGTCGCAGGCGCAGTGCTGGTCTGGGCCGCAGGGTTACCGGCGTGGGCCAGCTACCTGGTCGGCTGCTGGTGCGGAGCGAACGCGATGGGCTACCTGGTATCCTGGGCGATGGCGCGGGTGCAGGAGTCGCAGGAGGCCGACCGCATCAAAGCCACCGTCGTTGATTTCGTCTCGCGGAGGAGCTATGGCAAAACGACCCATTGATCCACGACTGAAGGCCATTGGTGTCGAGGACTACAACGTGCCGAAGCGGACGCCGGGGCATCCGACGAAATCGCATGTGGTCGTCGCCAAAGAGGGCGACGAGATAAAGACCATCCGGTTCGGCGAGCAGGGCGTGCGCGGCAACCCGCCCAAGGACAAAGAATCCGAGGAATATAAGGCGCGGCGCATTGCCTTCTACCGCCGCCATGAGGCCGACATCAAGCGCGGCAAGCTGTCAGCCGCCTGGTGGGCCTATCATGTGAAGTGGGGCAATTACGGCGCATGAACGTCATTTACGACGAGGAGCGGCGGCGGCAGGAAGCGGTCTTCGAGGCGGTCGCCAACCAGCTCGAGGCCCAGATGCACGCCAATTCCCTGTCCGGCCCACGGTTGGCGATGCTGTCTGGCATGGGCGAAAACACCATTTACCGCATCCTGCACGCCAACAATGTCCACTTGTCGTCCGTGATTCGACTGGCGACGGCAATGCGATTACGGGTGCGCATTGAGTTGGAACCGCTATAACCGCCACTTGTGGGGGCAAGTGGTAGCAAACTGGCAACAGATGAGAACACAATAGACCCGTGCCGATTCCTGCTAGTACTCCACTGTCGCAGCCGTCGTCCGTGTTGGGGGTGACCCATCCGCTCTATTTGCGCTGGCGCTCGGTCTGGACAAAACTGCTGGATGTCTACGAAGGCGCAGGTGGTTTTCTGGATGACGCCAAACCGTATTTGACGGCGCATCCACGTGAATGGCTCGACCATTCCACGCCGGTCTATGGCCCGAATCAGGAACTGCTGCGGTTTGAGCCAAACCCGAACCCGCGCAATGCCAGCCCGAAACTCATCGAACGCCGCAAGCTAGCCCGCTACGAGAACATTGCCGCCACGCTGATTGACCAGTTGAGTGCCGCGCTGTTCCGCGTCAAGCCCGACCGCATGTTTGCCGACCAGCAACGCACCGGGCCGCTCAGTCCGATTGAGCAGTTCTGGAATGACGCGGACGGCAACGGCACCAAGTGGGATGATCTCCTGATTGAAGCCTGGGGGCCATGCGCGGCGTTTGGGAACATGTGGGGCTATGTCGATGTGCTGCCTGACGACCCGAAACGGGCCATTGTCAAGTGGTATACGCCCATCGATGTGGTCGATTGGCTGGTTAATGAGCAGGGCGGCCTCAAGGCTGTCAAGTTTCTGGAAGCCGTGCCGCGTGAGAAGTTCTCCAAACTGAGCAACACGCAGTCGATTGACATCCGCGTGCGCGAGGTCACAGAAGACGGCTGGAAGCTGTTGAACCGGGCTGGTAGGGTCATTAGCGAGGGCACGCACGATTTCGGGCGGGTGCCCGCGTTTGTGCTGTATGCCAAGCGTCGTGCCTTGACGCCGTTTATCGGGCGGTCGATTCTCGGTGACCCGCAACTGTTCATTGACCTATACAACCTAATCAGCGAAACCCGCGAACTGCTCCGCAAGCAGACATTTTCCATTCTGAACGTGCCGGTGGGCGATACGCCGGGCGGCGTGCAGCGCGAACAGGAACTGATTGGGCAGCAGTCGGGCACGGGCAATATTCTGTTTACAACGAACAGCGCACAGATGCTGTCGCCCGACAACTCGAACGTCACCAGCTATCACGAACATATCGACCGGCTGACGCGCCTGATTTATCGATTGTCGGTGCTGCCGTGGGAAGCAGATACACGCGGCGCTGAGACGGCAGAAAGCCGCCGCATCAAACGAGAAGACCTGAATCAGCAACTCGCCAACTACGCCGACGAACTCCAGCGCGTCGATGAGTTTGTCACGCAGTGCGTCTATCGCGCCTGGTATGGAGATGCGGCTGACCGGTGGCAGGAGTCCGACTCCCTGACCATTCGCTGGCCCCAGCAGTTTGAAATCACGCCGCTGGAACAGCTTACGAAGCAGTTTACGGAAGCCCTGAGTCTTGACTTGGGGCCGACCGCAGCGGCAGAGATTCGTAAGCGGGCGGCTCGAGCTGTGCTGCCTGACCTGAATGAAGAGACGCTGGCGACCGTCGATGCGGACATCCAGCAGTCGCCCACCGAATCTGCCGCTACGCGGCGACAGAATGCGATGGCGGCTCTGACAGCCCGCATGTCGCCCGCGATGGAAGTAGACGAGAACGAAGACGAGACGCCCGACCAGACTGCCGAGGAGCCGACCCGCTAACGCATGGCGACGACTCCAGAGGACGCCGGGAATGCGCTTGCACGACGCTCTGAGCAGCTCGGGGCTAACTTTGCGCGGTTGCTGGCCAATGTGTTGACGGCAGCGGATCGGGCGTTGCGCCCGGTGCTGGAAGATGCCATTGCCGGTGACCGCACCGCCACGGTGAGAGCGGCACGGGGCGTAATCCTGCGGTCGGATATCCGCAAGGCCCTAACGGATGCCGGGTTCGACGACTTGGCCCGCAGTGCCTCAGAAGCGGCGGTCAAAGCGATGGCGGAAGAGGTGATGCAGACCCGCACGGCGCGGGGCGTTGCCAAGCTAGTCAAGCCCAGCCAGCAGCGTATTGCGGCACTGGCGGCTCTCGGGGAATCCAACCTGCTCGGCACGGCAGAGGACATTACAACCGCCCTGGTGCAAGCTGTGTCCGTGTGGGCATTTACGGTGACTGACCCGAACCGCATCTTGAATGTGCTGGCACAGGTCACAGACACGGAGTTTAGCAAGGTGCAGACGCTGTTTGACACGCAGACGAGCATCTACGGGCGGCAGATTGAAGCGATTGCCACCAACACTCTCGGGCCTGAGCAGGGGTATCTGTATACTGGCCCGGTGGATGGACGGACGCGAGATTGGTGCTTGGAGCGTGTCGGCAAGGTCTATACGCGCGCGGAAATCGAAGCGATGGACAATAACCAGCTGCCGAATCCGTTCTTGACCGGCGGGGGCTATAACTGCCGCCACTCGTTTATTGCCATTGCGTCGGATGAGCTAACCGCCCTGACTGGCACGGGACTGCGTGCGCCGGGGTTTGCGGAAGAGATTGCGCTGGCTCGGTCGCAACGCGCCCAAGCGCGACGGGCTGACCGTCAGCGGCGCGCACGAGCTGGGGTGAGCAACTAATGGGCGTCATCGTCCGTCGCAACATTGGCAACCTGGTCAATGCCGCCAAACTGACGAAAGGTGATTTCCAGCAGGTTGGGCTGCTGATTCGTGAGAACATCTTGCAGCGCACGCGACAGGGTGTCGATGCGAATTACCAGAGGTTTGCGCCTTACAGTCAGGGCTATGCGGACGCCAGAGCCAAAGAAGGATTGACGCGCAACACGGTCACGCTGGAGCTAAGTGGCAAGATGCTGCGGGCCATCAAGGTGCAACCTGAGACTGACAAAGTGACGGTGACTTTCTAATGCCCAGACGCAAGGGATCGGGCCGCAAGATGACGATGGTGCAGCGGTCACGAAAGGTTGCCCCGGCTGACAAGGCCGTCTTCCATAACGAGACGGGTGCAGGGCGGTCACGGGTGATTCGCGAGTTCTTCAACCTCAACGACCGAGACGTTGAGTGCATCGTGGCGTTGCTGGAACGCCGCCTGAGTCAACGGCTCTCAGTCATCTAGCCGGGGAGAGGAAGCAGAGGCGTATGCCGGAACCGATTACCGTCGAAGTCGATGAACAAGGCAACATTGGAACATTGCCTGCCGCCTTGCAGTCTGTGTTAGATAGAGAGATTACACGGGCATATAAAAAGGCTGAACAGAAATACGCTGAGCGCATCATCAATCCCGCTGAGCAGGAACGGCTAAAGCAAGTAGAAGCCGACAATGCGTTGCTGAAGGAAGAGATTGCGACTCGCGACAAAAACTTTGAGGAAGCCGCCCGATTGAGGGAAGAACGCTTCCAGAAAGCCCTAGCCGACGCGGACACGCGTGCTAAGTCTTTTCAAATAGAAATTGAGCGGCGTGAAACGCGGCTCAAGGACATGCTCGGAGCTGAAATCCGTGCCGCCGCCGTCGCTGCCGGGGCGCGGGATGAAAGCCTGTCTGAGCTGTCACAGCTCCTTGGAGCAAATGTAGGACTGGATGGCGACCTGAATCCCGTTGTGAAAGACGCGCAAGGAGAAGTGCGGGTCAGCGATGGGAAACCGGTCGCGATCGAGCAATTGGTGAAAGAGTATTTAGCGGCACATCCTCATCACCTGAAGGGCGGGCGGTCTACGTCCGGTCGCGCGCAGGGTGGTGTGGCGATGAACCGTGCTATGGGTCAGGTCGCCGACGCGCATGAAGAGGCGTTTGCGGCAGTGGCCGAAAATCCGACAGTGCGTACCGTGGGCAACGCCATCCGCTCAATGCGGCAGCGGGCCGGGGTGCGCTGATTCTTTGAGGAGTACACGTTATGGCTTTTAGTGGTCTTTCGACCAATGATCTGTTTACTGCGTCCTTGGTGCAGGAGGATGTCTCGCGCCTGATTGCGACGCTGTCGCCGAAAGAAACGCCTTTTCTAAACTTTCTTGGTGATGGCGACGTGTTCGCCACTTCGACGAAGCACGAGTTTGTGCAGGACTACATGCTGCCCAACTACATCGTGGCTTCAACGGCGATTAACTCGGCAACGGCGGCGACGGCGTTCCAGATCAACGGCCTGGGTGAAGCTCTCACCGTAGGCACGCTTCTGGAAAACGAAACGCAGACCGAAGTGATGCAGGTGTCGAGCATCGTTGGTGCCAACAGCATCGTGGCGACCCGTGCATACGGCGGCGGCGCGGTGGGTTCGCTGGCGGCTGGCGGGCAGCTCTACGTCCGTGGCATGGCGGGGATTGAAGGCGCGGATCACGACGGGCGGCACACCCGCCGTCTGGGTGACCGCAAGGCCAACACCGTCGGCCTGTTCCAGATGCCCGTGGCGGCGTCTGGCACTGACCTTTCCATCAATGTCTACGGCAACGATGCCTATGACAACGCGGTGGCAAAGGGCGTGGTGGACATGATGCATCAGCTGGAGAAGGAAGTTGTGCGCGGCGTGCTGAATAGCACCAACTCGCTCGGCTCCTCGTCGCAGACCCGCACGATGCAGGGGCTGCGGAACTATCTCAGCACCATCAATTCCACGGTCACGGCTAGCAGTTTTGCTGCGAACCCGCACCTCTTCATCGGCAACGTCTGGGAGCAGATTTACTCGCAGGGCGGCTCTCCTGACACCGAGACCTGGGCGATTGTGGCGGGGCCGACGTTCTTCCGCGACATTAGCAACCTGAACGACACGAAGGTCGAGGACAGCAACCAGTCCGAACTCTTCAAGCGCGTCATCCGCACCTACGAGGGGCCGCTGGGTCGTGCCACCGTCATCCTGAGCCGCGTGCTGTCTAGCACGGAACTGCTCCTGGTGCCGCGTGAGCGCGTCAAGGTCGTGCCGCTGCAGGGGCGGTCGTTCAACTACACCGAGATGGGCGTCTCGGGCGACAACAAGAAGGGTCTGCTGACGGGCGAATACACCATTGAGGTGCATCACCCGAACGCAATGGCTCGTCTGCGGGTCTGATAACACGGGGGCCGGGTCACTCGTCTGAGTGGCCCGGTTCCACTTGTGGGCGTCTGAGCAACGCCGAGGGGAACCTGTATGGATAGCATTATCGAAGAGATTGCGCGAGTCAGGACACCGGCAGACATTCGCCAGTCCAGCTTGCGCCGCTGGCAGGACTATCTGCGATTTGAAGTCCAACCCAAGCTGGACGCCTACGACGAAATGGTGCAGAAGGCCGCAGCCGTCACACCCAAGCGCAACAGCAAGGCGGTGACGAGTGCCGATGCCTAAGCGCAGCACCTGGGCTTTTCATATTGATTCTGTCGAGTTTACGCCTGCGGTCATTGCCGGCACGGCATCGCTGGGCGGTTCAGAATCGGCCTGCCTAGGACTGGCGCGGGCGTTACAGGCTCGTGGACATCGCGTCCACATCTTTACCACGCAACTGCATGCAGACGCCCCGCGCATTGATCAGGCGGGCGTTCAGTGGCATCGGACGGCAGACATTGCCGATGTCAGCCGGTTTACCCGCTGGGATGTCTTTGTGGGGTTGCGAATGCCGCACATCTTCACCCAGCACATCCCGGCAACGGTGCGGGTGCTGTGGAATCAAGACATGATGACCGGGGAACAGGCCAAAGTGCTGACGATGGCCCCGGCGTATGCCTATGACCTGGTCGCCTACGTCAGTGGGTATCACCGGAAGCAGTGGGAAGGCATCATGCCTGAGCTGGCAGGCATTGGCTGGGCGACCAAGAACGGATTTGACCCGGCGTATGTGCCCACCGGCGTCACGCGGCACCCCAAGCGCGTCATTCACATTACTCGGCCTGAGCGCGGGTTACGACCCCTGCTGGCAATGTGGCCTGCAGTGCGACAGCTGGTGCCAGAGGCCGAGTTGCACCTGTGCCGCTATAACTCGATGTATGACGCCAGTGGCTGGGGCCGTGTGTGCGCGGCTTATGACGAGCAGGTGGCGGCGGTTAACGACGCGGTGGGCGGCATCCGATATCTGGGCGAACTGGGCAAGCCTGACCTGTATCGAGCCATTGCTGGCGCGGCAGTCATGTGGTATCCCGGCGTGGTCGATTTCGCGGAAACGTCCTGCGTTGCAGCCATCGAGGCGCAAGCGTGTGGGACGCCGTTTGTGGGCAGCTACAAGGGCGCACTGCCAGAGACGGTGCCACACGGCACGCTGATTGCGGGTGATGCC